CGCCAAAAAATTGGAACAAATATGAAAGAAAATGCACCCCCTATACCAATAAATAATGACTTTCCAACACGCAATACCTATTCTATATATATATATTATCTAAAATCTGGATGTAACTAACCGGTTTCTTTACCTTTGCGGCAATGATAGAAATAAACATTATAAACACAATTCGGTACGGGTTCACGATTGGATTTGAGTACTTTGATAAGGATGAAATGAACGACTTTTACACCATAAGTATAAGGCTTGGAATGGTCCAAATTAACATAAATATTATATGATCAAAAATGCAAGGTCGACATAGGAAAAATCCACGCCCTCCAAGACCATATGCGGAGCATGTCAAGAATCGAGTAAAACCAACAACAAATGTCGAGCTATGTCAACTTTAAAAGTTAAAGCGACATGTTAAGTAAACGCTATAACTTGCTGTAAATAAGATAGTTATAAAATTATTTTTATAGTAAATGTCGAGATGTCGACTTTATATAGTAATATAAAAAAAAAAAAAATATATATAAATACTGTATATATATAGAGTGTAGGGGTCACCCATAGGTCGACATTAGGGTTATGAGTATCACAAGCAAGTTGTGATGGTTTTGTTTTTATGGTTTTTTTGGTTACCTTTGGTTCAAAATTTAATTGAATGGAGAATCCGAAATTAATTACCTCAGGGAATGAGGGTCGTAATAAACTTTTCAGTGGTATAGAGAAATTATCTAATGCGGTTAAGAGTACGCTTGGTCCTTTAGGTAATACGGTGATACTTGAGTCACCCAACCATACTAGGGGGCTCACTGTTACGAAGGATGGTGTAACGGTAGCTAAGAGTATAAGCCTACTCGACCCTATAGAGAACCTTGCGGTTAGGATGATGAAGGAGGCAGCCGATAGGACTGCGTCCCAAGCAGGGGATGGTACTACAACGGCTATCTTGATTACTGAGGCTATCATAAAGTACGGAATGGAGGAGTTGTCGGATTTTCCTGATTTGAATAGAACCGAGTTTACAAGGAGTATCGTTGAGATCAGTGAGCGTGTAATTAAAAAACTTGAGGGGTTGTCTAGGAAGGTGAATAAAAGTAACCTAAAGGATGTTGCCACTATATCATCAAACAATGACAAAGAACTTGGTGAGATGATAGCACATGCATATGACACCGTTGGAAAGAATGGGGTTGTAACGGTTGAGAAGTCTCAGACGTCTAAGACGTACTTTGAGCACACGAATGGTATAAAGGTTAAGAGGGGGTATTCTTCTAACTCATTCGTTAATGACCACAGAAAGGATGAGTGTATTCTGGAGGATGTGTTGGTTTTGGCAACCGGTCAAGAGATAAACAACCTTCTATCTATAGAGCGTGTACTTAAGACGGTTATACAACAAGGCAAGAAGTTGCTTATTATTGGTGAGTGTTCCCAGAATGTTATAAATACGCTTGCAGCGAACGTTGTAAAGAATGGATTAAAGTTCTGTAATATACAACCACCTAACTTCGGGTACAAGCAGAAGGAGATGATGAACGACATTGCGTTGTCAGTTGGTGCTAAGTATTTCTCTGAGGATACAGGAGATAATCTAGAGATGATTACGATGGATGACTTGGGTCAGGTTGATAAAATGATATCATCAAAGGATGAGACAATACTTATCGGATCATCAAAGGGATCTAAAAGCGATATAGAGGCACGAATTTTAGAGCTTTATGCTCAAATGGATTCTACCCCTTCAGAAACAGATAAAGCGTTTATTTTGGACCGTATAGCCGGGTTAAATGGTGCTATTGGAGTTATCTACGTTGGAGGAGAGTCTGACATAGAGCAAAAGGAGAGATATGATAGGGTTGATGATGCTGTATGTGCTGTACGTTCAGCTATTGAGGAGGGGATACTTCCCGGAGGTGGATCTGCCTTAATGTATGTCCTTCCACGTCTTTTTGATAATATAGTTGATAGCCAAGAATGGATTTCAGCTCGTAGCGTAATTTCATCAGCTATTTCAGCTCCATTTGAGAGGTTAGTTGATCACTTAGATGTTGATAAGTATGATGAGTTGTATTATTATGTTACTAAAGAAAAAAATCATGGAATGAATATTAAGACAGGAGAAATTGGTGACATGTTTAAGATGGGTGTAATTGATCCATTGAAGGTCACTAAGAATGCGTTACGCAACGCTGTTAGTGTTGGTACAACTATATTAGCAACTAACGCTATAGTCACAATACAGAGGGCTGATGAAGAAGTATAGCACAAGTACAACATTCCCTCAGGATCATAAGCAACCTGTATCTATTGATAGGGATGTTATAAATAATTTTGACAAAGACCCCATTGTTGAGAAAGTTATTCGCAAGTTTTCCGAAAGGAGTGAGGTTGGTATTAAGAAGTACAACACTACTCTACAAGAAAACAGTGATGGATTGTTGAAATTCCTTACTCATTTGCAAGAAGAACTAATGGATGCTACGCTTTATGTAGAAAAAATTAAATCAATTATAGATGGAAAATAGTATTACAATTAAAATAGAGATAGATGACAAAATCTATTCAGCTACAATGCCAGATGATGTTAATTTTGAAACATTTATGGATCAGGTGAGGCAATTAACTAAGGTTATTTATTTACAAGAAACTGTTGAAAAATATTGGGAATGCGATTAATAAAAGCTATAAAGAGTAACACCACTGCGTTTATTACTGCGGTTAGTGTTATTATGTTTGTACAAGTGCCACACTTGATGATTGTTTTTGCAGGACTATCCGAACTACCCGAACTGTATGCTTACATACATGGAGGGTTATATGCGGTTTCTGTTGACTTAGGTGTATTGTTTTTTGCAGTTAGAGGTAAAACCTTGCAAACAATAATTTTCATGTTTGTATCGGCTTTGATTACTGTTGAGTATTACTACTTAGAAGTAGTGAATAGAATTGCAGAACAAAACTATTTAGGTGCATTAATTATTATATTGGTTGCTATTACGCCTTCTATATTGATATATTTCATTAGTGAGGAGATGAAGACAAGAAAGAGAAAGTGATGAGAGATGATATAATAGAACTATATGGTGAACATGATGAAGAAGGTTTATTGTTTGCGGATGGATTTGATGATGCTATCATTGGTATCTGCCCAAACTCTCTTAGGATAGTCTACTCAAGGTCTAAGTGTATAAAGATCTTGATGAAGGATATGACTGAAGAGGATGCGATTGATTTCGCTGAGTATAATACTTTTAATGCTTATGTTGGTGAAAAGACACCTATATGGGTTGATGATTTAGATTGGAAAATATGAAAGCAATAGGTAAGTACATTGTAATTACTCCTGTGGTTGAGGAGTTGAGAACAGACTCAGGTTTAATACTGACGGATGAGGACGCTGTTCGTTACAAAAAAGGTGTTGTTATTGAGTCAGGTAGTCTCGTTGACGTTATCAAGTCTGGTGACGAGATATTTTATGACAAGAACGCTGGTCACACGATTATGTTGGGTGGTAAGACTTATTCAATTATTCTTGAGAGAGATGTCGTTGTTGTTTTATAGTCTTGTTCATTTCTATTATTACGTTCCGGTATACCTTGTCCATGTAGCTAGCTCCCTTTAGGAAGAGGGGGTTTCTTTCAGAGATCTCCTCACCGTTAAGTTTCTTATATACGATCCTTACAAGTTTCTTTCCCTTGTGTGATATTTCATAGAGTGCTTTTTTCTTACCCTCCCTTTTCTTCCATACGATTATCCATCCCTCTTGTCTTAGTCTCTCGAATCGGTTTTTATCCCAAGACATGATCTCCTCGAACTCTGAGAACTTATCCTTAGAAAATATCTGTTCGCTATGTAAGAACAGTAGCATCTCAAGATCTGGTGTTGTTAACCCATAAACAGCTTTAACCCAGTACCTTATAACTCTCCAATATTTTAGGTAGTCCTGAGGTGGCTCTTTTCTGTCGTATCTTTTCCTTATTTTCCTTTCAATTTTCATTTTGTATCTTTGTACAAATATATTTAAAAAAAATGGCTCTAGGGCGAACTGCTAAGTATTATCGAGACAATCCAGAGGCTAGAAAGAAGCGTTTGGAGTACCAGAAGAAGTACGACAAGCGGAAGTCTCAGAGGATGAAGCGTTCGAAGCTTAATCAGGAGAACAGACGTAGGGGTACTTACGGAAACGGTGACGGTCTTGATGTTTCGCACATGGGGAACGGTAAGACTAAGCTTGAGAAGCAGAGTAAGAACAGGGGCAATAAGTCGAGGACCTGTGGAGATCGACGATCTCGTGGTAAAAAGAAATAATATGGCTGCTAAAGGTAGAACTAAAAAGAGTGGTAACAAAATTTGCCCTGCTGGGATAGCATGGGCTAAGAGAACGTTTGACAGGTATCCGTCTGCATATGCAAACATGGCTGCAAGCAAATATTGTAAAGATCCAAATTACGCTAAAAAATCTAAAAAATAAGTTATGGCTTTTAAAATACATAATATGTATAGTAAGACGGGGATTAAAAAAGTTGCAAAAACTATGAAAGAACATCTTGCATTAAAGAATAAAGGATATACTCATACTAAAAACAAAAAATAATGACAAGTAGAAAACCTGCTGCTTCTAGAGCAGCAACACAAAGATCAAAAAGACCTGTAAAGGTTGAAAAGACAAATGCTCAAAAAAAAATGGCTAGGTTTAAGCTAGGTAACTTTCTTAAGTCTGAAGAGGCTGAGTTTAAAAGATTTGTTAACCGAAAAAAGAATAAAAAATCTGGAGATTTTGATGTCTTGACAGGGAAAACAAGTAGTAAGACTCAAACTGTTTCAAATAAACCTAAAAAGAAAGCTGCTCCTGCTACTCCTAGAAAAAAGACCACTACTTCAAGTGCTATCAATTCTACCGGGGTAAAAAAGATGGGTACATCTAAAGCTAAAGGTAGTACATCTGGATTGAAATCTAGAAAAATTAATGAGTCAGATAAGAAGGCTAAACTTAGAGCTAAGGGTGAGAAGGCTTTGGCTAAAGGTAAAACTGCTAAAGCTCAACGAATTAGAAAAAGATACGATAAAAAGAAATAATTATGCCAACAGTAGGAAAGAAAAAATTTGCTTACACCCCTAAGGGGAAATCTAAAGCTAAGGCTTACGCCAAGAAGACAGGTAAAAAAATGGTAAAAAAGAAATATTAATTATGTTAAAAAGTTTTTTGAAACAAATATCTTACGCTGCTATTGATGTATGGTACTCAGTATTAGATTCACTGGACGATGTTCGTAATGATTACTTACTTCATATGTTCTATGGTTTCTTGATGGCTATTCCATTGGTTTTTATTTTTGGATGGGTTGGCATTGTTTTTATATTCTTTATTGCAGCACTGAAGGAGGTGTTGGATTTTATTAGGTCTACTCAGTTTAAAACTGAGTTTAATTATAAAAATAGTGTTATTGACATAGTCTTCACTGTTGCTCCATCAATTATAGTATGGGCGATTTAAAGAAGTGGAGAGATGAAAAATGGGTTCGCATAGGCTCTGATGGTGAAATCAAAGGAGCCTGTGGAACTAGTAAGAATAAAAAAAACCCTGACAGGTGTCTTCCTTTGAATAAGGCTAGGAGTTTGTCTAAAAGGCAGAGATCTGCAACAGCTAGAAAAAAGAAGCGTGAGGGGGCAAAAAAACAATTTGTTTCAAACACGAAACAAGCAAAAGTGACTAGAGGTGGCAGATAAAAGTAAAATGGCTTGTAACAAGCCTAGAAGTTCTGACAGGGCTGGAAAGAAGAAGATGGTAAAGGCTTGTGCTGGTGGGAAAGAAAAACTCATACATTACGGTGCTAAAGGTTATGGTCATAACTATAGTGCTGCTGCAAGAAAATCATTCAAGGCTAGACACAAATGTGGTACTGCTAAGAATAAATTAAGTGCTAGATATTGGGCTTGCAAAAATTTGTGGGCTGGAAAGGGTGGATCAACAAAAAGTTCTCCTTCTAGTAGAAGAGGTAAATATTGATGTTATGAAAAAATTCACTAAGAAGCAAGTTAAAATTGCTAAAGCTGCGAAGCCTTATAATAAAATAAATGCTGCTGATTTTAAAGCATTAAAGAAGAGGAAAAAGAAATGAGGTCAAGAGGTTTAGGAGACTCAATAGAAAAGATAACCAAGGCTACTGGAATAAAGAGCATGGTTGATAAGGTTACAAAAGGAGGCTGCGGTTGTGGTCAAAGAAGAGATAGTTTAAACAGGGTATTTCCCTACAAAAAATAGATTATGGCATATCAAAAATTACAAGCTTATAGGGCTGCTGGTGTTACACCTAATGACAACGCAAACATACCAAGCGTCTCAACTCAGGACGGTTCTGGGAACAATGGATGCGTTCTTTTCATTGGAACTGGTGGTAATATAAAGGTTAAGACTGCCGGAGGTGATGATGTTATATTTACAAATGTTGCTGATGGAACATTTTTTCCGGTACAAGTTGTGAAGGTGTTTGCTGGAAGTACAACTGCATCTGGAATTATAGCACTTTGGTAGGATGATTATAGGGAGTGGTATAGGTATACAGTTTACTTCAGGGGCAGGTTTTTCTTTGGCTGACTCGTTGATAAATTCTTTGTGTAAGAGAAGTACTACTTGTGAAAACAAGACTGGAACTAAAAGTATATTGAATGATTTAAATGTATCTAACGAGTGTGGTGATGTTTTGTTGATTATAGCAGGACAATCAAATGCTAAGGGGTCAACAGGAGGTGTTCCTTCTGAGTCTTACTTAAATGATCCCATACCATCAACTTATATATGGACCGGTTCTTCTTTTGATCAGTTAGAGATAAATGTAAATAATGAGTCTAGCAATAATAGTCACGGTATAGAATTAAACTTTGGATACTTGTCTCAACTTTCACGAAATGGGAATGTATATATAGTTAAAGAAGCTGACGGTGGTACGGGTTTTGTAGACAACCAGTGGAATCCCGGAGACCCTCTTTATAATAACTTAGTTACGAAAGCTAACGCAGCTATAGCTAATTTAACCTCTGCTGGTACTCAATTTCATTTTGCTGGGATTTATTGGAATCAGGGAGAGAAGGAAACAAGTACTAATGGTACATATGATATTTACGCTTCATTGCTAGGGACTATGGTTTCTAATCTTAGGAGTGATATCACCGGAGCTTCTAATATGCGTTTTATGTTCACTAGGCTTGGAACATATTACACTACTAGAACTAATGCTGGAAATGCAACACAATTATTGAGAGCTGTTGAGGTTAGAGCTCAGCAGGAGTTAGCGGATACACAAATATCTAACTCTTTTATGATAAACCAAGATGATTTAACTGCTAGAGATGATCAAGTGCATGCTAATAGTGCTTCTCAAAACATATTAGCTAGTAGAGTTTTTAATATAATAAAAGATTTATTGTAATGGATAGTTTATTAAAAAAAGCAAGTATTATCATTACACCAACTGCTCATAATGTTGGAAGTATCAATGCTATTAAGCCAATTCAAACTATTGGTGTTGAATTAGGAGATGATTCAACTATTACTAATGCAGGTAACGCTGTAATGACCAAAATTTCAAATTTAAATTATAATGCAACAAGTGATGGAACTCAAACAAGTAGTATTAGACCAAGATTAGGTTTTAATAATACAATAGTTGGTTCTAAATATAAAATATCAATAAAAGCAACAAATAAATCGGGTACTATTTTATTTAAATTATTTAATGGTAGTTCTTATGTTATTTCAGGTAATGATTTAAGTTCTGATATTGATTTTATTTTTACAGCACAAAGCACAAGTACTGTGAACTTTAATTTCGATGGTAGAGAAGTATTTAATGTAGATTTAGAAATAAGTTTAAAACAAATAATAAACGCTGATTTAGACTTCGAAAGAGCAACAAGTGGTAGTGTTGTTGGAACTGCTCAACGTGAGAAAGCAGATGGTGTATTAGAGCAAGTTGCAGAGAATGTGCCAAGAATAGATTATACTGGAGGTGTTGCTCATTGGCTTATAGAACCACAGAGTAGGAATTTGATAACTTATAGTGAGGACTTTCTAAATAGTAATTGGCAACATAACAGTGCTTTAAATATAACGGCAAATGCCACAACAAGTCCAAATGGAGCGATTAATGCAACGAGAGTTGAATATTCGGGAAGCGGTAGTAGGTTAGGCGTTGACATTGCTTTAACAAGTGGTAATTCTTATACTTTATCGTTTTACGCTAAAAATAATGGGGGTACTGCAAATTTAAATGTTAGAGTCGATGGGCAATCTTTACCACTCCAACCATATACAATTACTGATGATTTTGAGAGATATGAATTTACTTTTACTGCAACAGCAACAGCAACATCAGAAATTAGACTTTTTACTAGCACAACTGGTATAGATGCGTTTATTTGGGGCGCACAATTAGAAGAACTATCGTATGCCACATCATACATTCCTACAAGCGCACAAACAGTAACAAGAGAAAAAGATTCATTCGGACTAAACACAACGTTAGACACATCTTTAATAGATTCAACAGAAGGAACATTTTATGTTGAAATGGCTGCTTTAGATGATAACCAAATAAATAGAATTGTTAGTTTATCAGAGGGAAATAATAATAATACTATTAGGGTTAGATTTGAAGAAAGTGTTTCTAATAAAATAAGGATTGATATTAAAACACAAAGTGGTCAAAGTTCAATATACAGTACAACATCGTATGATATTCTTAATTTTTCAAAAATTGGAGTAAGATTTAAAACAAATGATTGTGCTTGTTTTGTGAATGGAACTGAATTAACCGCATCATCAGGAGGTAGTACGGGTGACACTTATCCTGCAAATACTTTAACTAAAATAGAAAGTTCAAGAGGAGGTGGTTCATTGCCATTCGAAGGAAAAATTAAATGTATTGCAGTATTTAAAGAAGGATTAACAGATGCAGAATTAACTTGTTTAACAACATGATTTATAAAAAATATAGCTTTGATTCAGAAGCACAAGCGATTGGATTAATAAATGCTTTAGGGACTTTTGAGGAAGAAGGTAAGGTTTACCCTTCTCACATACATACAGTCGTTAAATTAGGTTTTTTAACCACTAACGTTGCAGACGAAGATAATCCTCCAATATTCAGCGATAAGTATTCAGTTGATGTGCTTTGGAGAGGATTAGAAGTTGATGAAGAAGAAAACGCTATCTTTCCAGAAGGATGGCAAGAATATGAAGTTACAGGTTTGTCAAATTACAAACACAACTTTTTTGGTTTAACATACGAAGAATAATGGAAGATTTGAGAATATACGGATTTAATATCGGTGCTATCTTAGTTAGCACAGTAAATGAAATAAACCCATACCTGCAAACTATTGTTCTTATATCAACTGCTGTTTATACTATTTTAAGAATATATAAAAACATAAAAGGGGATGACGAAAGAGATTTGTAAATGTGATTATCCTCTAATAAGAGAGGATAATGTAGAGTATTGTGCAATTTGTCAAAAAGATTTAGAATGAGAGAAATAAATAAAATAATTATACATTGTTCAGCTACGAGAGAGGGGCAAGATGTTTCGGTTAAAACTATCAGAAGGTGGCATGTTGTAGAGAGAGGTTGGTCTAATATAGGTTATCATTATGTCATTGGACTTGATGGGAGTATTCATAAAGGTCGTTTAAATAACGTTCAAGGAGCGCACACTAAAGGACACAATAAAGACAGTATTGGTATTTGTTATATTGGTGGCTGCGACCAAGATATGAATCCAAAGGACACAAGGACAGATGCACAAAAAGAATCACTTGAAATATTGTTGGAAGGTTTAGTTTCGGGCTATGAAAGAAAAGGTTTTATTAGCATACACGGACATAACGAATTTAGCGACAAGGCTTGTCCTTCGTTTGATGTACAAGAAGAATACGGACATATTTAGTAAACATTTAAGTTTACATAATAAAATAAATGTAAACACATATATTTACGAATGAAGAATAAAAAGAAATTTAAAGATACTAAGGTCGGTGCTTTTCTATTAAAGAAAGCACCTAAGTTTGTTGCAGGTATGTTGCCCTCTGGAGGTGTTTTGGACGTTGTAAAGTCTTTAATTGATAGCGATAGTAATATCACTATCGAAGAGAAAGAGCAAATGCACAAAGAACTTATTGAGATATACTCCTTGGAAGTTCAAGACAGAGATTCTGCACGTAGAAGAGAGGTAGAAATAAGAAAAAAAGGCATCGATTTTATGTTTATTTTGACAGGTGTTATAGGTTTAGCTTCTTTCTCTTATTTAGTATATACCATTATTAACGTAGAAGTACCCGAATCTAATAAAGAATTATTTATCCACTTGATAGGTATAGTAGAAGGTGTAGCTTTAAGTATTTTCTCTTACTACTTTGGTCAGTCTATAATAAAGGAATAAGGTTCAAGACTTATATTCAATACTTATAAGGTTGTAAGCTTATAATATTAGCTTCACTTATTTATATTAATAATTAATAACTTTGCGTAAAATTAAATCTATGAGTAAATTAAATAAAGAAGAGCTTGATTATATAAGACAAGCTGAGGTTGACTTCAAGGAAAAGAAGAGTGAAATTTCTGATTTAGAGATAAGAAAGCATTATCTAATAGATGAGATAAAAGATATTCAACGTCAATTTTCTGGATTTGAAGCTGAGTTAATTAAAAAATATGGAAAGGACTCTGTAATAGATATGAGTACCGGAGAAGTAAAAAAGAAATAACATGCCAAAAATATCATCACTATCTACGTCTACAAATTTACAATCAACAGATATATTGGTTGGAACTGATGTTAGCGATTCTAATAAGAGTAAGAATTTCACTTTAGGGGATTTAGCTTCTTTTGTAAATACTACTCCAAATGGAACAGGAACTACTGCTTTCGTACCTAGGTTTAGTAGTTCTACAACTGTTGAAGATTCAATTATTTACGCTTCTACTACTGGAGTTGGTATTAATAATGCGAGTCCTCAAGCGGCTCTTCATATTAATGGAAAAGTTCAGTTAACTCCTGCGTCTTCTAATGAGATAACTAGTATTACAGCTCAGGGAAATATTGACTCAAATGACGGTCTTTATTTAGGAAGGACAGCGGACTCTGCTGTAGTAGTTGTTGGTGGAAATACTTCTGAAACGTTTGTTAGATCACATTTGAATAGTCTTGTAATGAAAACTGTTAGGGATAGTGACCACTTTAAAGTAAAAGTGGGGCTATTAGAAAAAGAGTTAATTACTGTAAGAGCAGATAGTCCCAATACAGGTATTAATAACACAAACCCTCAGTATACATTAGATGTTGGAGGTAATATTAATTCTAACAAATTAGTGTTAACGCCAGTAGCCAGTGTAGATACTGCTTCTATTGAGTATAGTTTTAATACTGATAGACTTTACTTGACACCTCAAAATAATGACAGTGTCATGGTTGGTTCTGAAACAACTAATGCCGACTTGATTGTTAAGGGGGATACAAAAAGTGAGACTTATTCAGTTTCTTCTTTGAACACGGCTCCAGCTTCTGCTTCGGCTACAGGTACTGTTGGTGATATAAGGTTTACTGCTAATCACATCTATTTATGTGTAGCTTCAAACACTTGGAAGAGAGTTGCTATAGCTACTTTTTAATATAAATTAAATAAAATTATGGACATAAGAAAAATATCGGTGGGGGCTGACTATAAGGGCAGTTGTATGCACTATATTAAATCCCAACCTGTTTTGAATGGTAATTACGAGATATGTGATATAATCATTGATGATGAGTGTTACAAAATTTATATTAAGAATATTAAGGAAGATATAACTCTTCTTTGGAAGTCTTTTAATAGGAATATGCCTGTATCTATTGAATATAATATAAATTTTGCATGAGGTCACCTTTTAGCTTCATAGTAAAGCCAAGTAAGGGTCTTCGTTACGACAATATTCGAGAGTATGGTGATATTAATTTTATCACGAGTGTGTCAAAAGAAGATCACACTGTATCTAATAGATTTGCTGAGGTGGTATCTACTCCGTTAGGTTACAAGGGAGAGATATCTAAGGGTGACATATTACTAGTCCATCATAACGTTTTTAAGTTTTATTACGATATGAAGGGTAGGGAGAAGAGTGGTAAGAGCTTTTTTAAAGATGACTTATTCTTTATAGATGAGGACCAGTTCTTTTTGTATAGATCTAAAAATGAATGGACTACTCATTCAAAGTATTGTTTTGTCGAACCATTAAAGGTATTAGACTCTGTTATATATAAGAATACAACCAATGAACCTCTTGTGGGGACTTTGATTTATGGTAACAAGGATCTATCAAGACTTGGTGTTAATAAGGGAGATGTTGTTTCTTATACCCCTAACTCTGAGTACGAGTTTGAAGTGGATGGAGTGAAACTTTACAGGATGTTTACTAATAATATAACTTTAGTTCATGAAAACAAACAAGCAGTATAAAGAGGAAATTATAATTGCAGGTAAGAAAGCTGTAGAGGAATTAATACGTGTAGCTGAAGAGAAAATTATAACTGGTGACGAGGATGACTTGTCTGCTGACCGGTTAAAAAACGCAGCAGCAACTAAGAAGCTTGCTGTTTTCGATGCGTTTGAAATATTAACTAAGATAGAATTAGAGAAAAATAATATAGAGGCTGAGGTAAGTGGTAAGGCTTCTTCAAAACAAGGTTTTGCAGAACGTAGATCAAAGTAGTTTATATAAGTTAGTATTTGATTGGATTCCTTCCTCTGTAATAACTAGGAAGAATAATTCAAAGAGCTGGTCTTATGGTTATGATCCTAAGTATGATGTTATTATTATCTCTAAGACAGGACAAATAGGAGATATAGTATCTATAAAGGGATTAACTATAGCCCTTCCTAAAATTCCTAAGAAGGTTTACAAGAAGAGTGAAAATAAGTCTAAGCAATACTGGGAGTCTTTTGAGTATCCTAAGGAGCTATCTAGTATACAGACTATATTCCAGTGGAATGAAAAGTCAGACGCTTTTAGGGAGAACTGGGTTGATTACATTGAGAGAGAGTTTGATAGAAGGGATGAAGGTTTTTGGTTCTACAATAATGGAAAGCCTACGTATGTTACAGGATCACATTACACGTACTTACAATGGTCTAAGATAGATGTTGGTTACGCAGACTACCGTGAAGCTAATAGAATATTTTATTTGCATTGGGAAGGGTGTAAGGCTGACAATAGATCTTTTGGTCAAACATATTTAAAGATAAGACGTTCAGGTTTTTCTTATATGGCTTCTAGTGAGTGCGTTAATGTAGCAACCGTTGCTAAGGAATCTCGTGTAGGTATTCTATCTAAGACAGGTGCTGATGCTAAAACCATGTTTACGGATAAGGTTGTTCCTATATCTAGTAATTATCCATTCTTTTTTAAGCCAATACAGGATGGTATGGATAAGCCTAAGACTGAATTAGCGTATAGGCTTCCTCCGTCTAGGATCACTAGGAAGAACATGAATATTGTTGATGACAGTAATCATATAGAAGGGCTAAATACTAGTATTGACTGGAAGAATACTGACGATAACTCTTATGATGGTCAGAAGTTAAAACTACTAGCCCATGATGAGAGTGGTAAGTGGCTAACTCCTAATAATATATTGAATAACTGGCGTGTAACTAAAACATGTCTAAGGCTGGGTAGAAAGATTATAGGTAAGTGTATGATGGGTTCTACTTCTAATGCGCTTGATAAGGGTGGTTCAAACTTTAAAAAATTATACGAAGACTCCAAAATTAATAAAAGGAATAAGAATGGACAGACAAAGTCAGGTCTTTACTCTTTATTTATTCCTATGGAATGGAATATGGAGGGCTTTATAGACAGGTACGGTATGCCTGTTTTTAGGACCCCTGAAAAACCTGTCATGGGTGTTGATGGTGAGATGATATATGACGGAGCTATTGACTACTGGGAGGCTGAAGTTGAGTCTCTAAAGAATGACTCAGATGCCTTAAATGAATTTTATAGACAGTTTCCTAGAACTGAGGCTCATGCCTTTAGGGATGAAAGTAAACAGTCGTTATTTAATTTAACTAAGATATACCAACAGGTAGACTACAATGACACGCTTGTTAAAACTCAATACTTAACTAGGGGGTCTTTTAGTTGGAAGAATGGGATTAAGGATACTAAGGTTGTTTGGAACCCTAATAATAGTGGCAGATTTTTGATTGGATGGATACCTCCTGATAATATGCAGAATAAGGTTTTAAAAGACAGGAATGGTAACTTTATTCCGGGCAATGAAGATATAGGTGTATTTGGATGTGATAGTTATGATATATCGGGTACTGTTGGGGGGATAGGGTCTAATGGTGCTTTACATGGGCTCACTAACTTTAACATGAGTGGCGCACCTAGTAATGAGTTTTTTTTAGAATACATAGCTAGACCTCAGACTGCTGAAATATTTTTCGAGGATGTATTAATGGCTTTAGTTTTTTATGGAATGCCTATGCTTGCTGAGAATAATAAGCCAAGGTTGCTTTACCACTTAAAAAACAGGGGGTATCGAAAATTTTCCATAAACAGACCTGATAAACCATTTAATAAGTTGTCTATAACTGAAAAAGAACTAGGAGGAATACCTAACACTTCTCAGGACGTTAAGCAATCACACGCTACTGCTATCGAGAGTTATATAGAAAAGTATGTGGGTCTTGACTTGAATGGTGTGTATAGAGATGTAAATGATATGGGGTCGATGTACTTTAATAAAACCCTCAACGATTGGTCTAGGTTTGATATAAACAATAGAACCAAGCATGATGCTTCTATAAGTTCAGGGTTGGCGATAATGGCTAGTCAGAAACACTTGTATATGCCCGAAAAAAAGCAATCAAAAATAAGCATTAACTTTGCAAGATATAATAATAAGGGTAATATAAGTCAACTAATAGATTAATGAAGGACGTTTCAATAAATGTAGGATCTGTATATTTTCCGACTCAGTTTGTTTCTGATTCAGAAAAGAAAACAACAGAATATGGACTTCAGGTCGGTCAAGCAATACAATACGAGTGGTTTCGTAGGGATGGTGGTGACTGTCGATTTTATTCGCAGTATCAGAATTTCTTAAGATTAAAAAGATACGCTAGAGGTGAGCAGCCTATAAGTAAATACAAAAATGAGTTATCCGTTAACGGAGACTTATCTTGGCTTAATATTGATTGGGCTATTGTTCCTATAGTTCCGAAATTTGTAGATATCGTTGTTAATGGAATGGCTGATAGGTTATTCGAAGTTAAGGCTTATGCTCAGGACGCTATGTCTGCTGAGTACAGAAATAAATTCCAAGATGAGCTAGAGGCTCAGATGGTTTCGAAAGACTTACTTGAACAGGTTAAAGAAGACTTTGGTGTTAATCCATTTACAGGAAACCCTGATGATTTACCTGCTAATGATGATGAGCTAAATCTTTATATGCAGCTTAATTATAAGCCGGGTATAGAGATAGCGCAAGAGGAAGCTATCAATACAATATTTGCTGAAAATCATTATGATGATATCCGCACGAGGATAAATTATGATGCAACTGTTTTGGGTGTGGGTATGGCAAAGCATGAATTTAATCCCGGATCTGGAGTTACAATATCACATGTTGACCCACTAAATGTAGTATATAGTTATACTGAAGACCCTTACTTTAAGGATTGCTTTTATTGGGGTGAAATAAAAACAGTTCCAATAACGGAGCTTATTAAAATAGATCCTAGTCTAACTAATGATGACCTTGAAGAAATATCTAAGTATAGCCAAGACTGGCATAACTATTATAATACTGATAGGTTTTATAAGAATAGTATGTTTAGTAAGGATACTGCTACACTACTTTACTTTAATTACAAGACAACAAATACATTTGTTTATAAAAAGAAAAACCTAAGTAACGGAAACAGTAGGGTTATAGAGAAGGATGATACTTTTAATCCACCTAATGAAATTATGGATGAAGGAAACTTCTCCAAGGTTGAAAAAACCATTGATGTTTGGTATGAGGGTGTTATGGTTATGGGTACTAACATGGTGCTTAAGTGGCAGATGATGGAGAACATGGTCAGACCTAAATCAGCATCACAGTACGCCAAACCTAACTATATTGCTTGTGCGCCTAGAATGTATAAGGGCTCTATAGAGTCGCTTGTTAGTCGAATGATACCATTCGCAGATCTCATACAGATTACTCACTTAAAACTACAACAAGTCCTTAATAGGATGGTTCCTGATGGCGTATATATTGACGCTGATGGACTAAACGAGGTTGACTTAGGTAATGGTGGTGTTTATAGTCCAGAGGAAGCACTAAGACTTTACTTCCAGACTGGTAGTGTTGTTGGTAGGAGTTATACACAGGATGGTGATTATAATCAAGGAAAGGTTCCTATACAGCCATTGGTTGGAAACACTGGGACTGGAAAGATAAACTCATTGATAGGTAGTTATAATCATTACTTAGGGATGCTTAGATCTGTTACCGGTCTTAATGAGGCTCGTGACGCTAGCACTCCAGATGCCAACGCTCTTGTTGGTGTACAAAAACTTGCTGCACTTAATTCGAATACTGCAACCAAACATATACAAGACTCATCTGTTTACATAGCTAGGTCTCTTGCTGAGTCTGTTGCGTGTCGTGTGTCTGATATACTTCAGTATGCACCTTTCAAGGAGGAGTTTGCGATGCAAATTGGAAAGCATAACGTTGCTATCTTGGAACAAATAAAAGACCTCTACCTGTATGACTTTGGTGTATTTATAGAAATGAGTCCTGACGCTGAAGAGAAGGCTGTATTGGAACAGAATATACAAATGGCTTTATCTAAGGGTGATATAAACTTAGAAGACGCTATTGATATACGTGAGGTTAGAAATATAAAGATGGCTAACCAGTTACTTAAAGTTAAAAGAATTAAGAAACAGGATAAGGATCAAAAGATGGCATTAGAGCAACAACAGGCTCAGGGTCAGATACAAATGCAATCACAACAAGCTGCTTCTCAGGCTGCTATGCAGAAGTTGCAAATGGAGAGTCAGATTGATATGCAGACTAAACAAGCTGAGGTTGCTTTTGACATTGAAAAAATGAAGAATGAGGCTGCATTAAAGTCTCAGTTGATGGACAAAGAATTTGCATTTAATATGCAACTACGTGGTATAGAGACAGATATGCTTCAGGGTCGTGAGGATAAGAGGGAAAAAGCTAAAGCTGAAAGGATAAGTCAGCAGAATACAGAGCAGTCTAAACTTATTGATCAAAGAAAAAACAACCTTGCTCCTATAAATTTTGAGTCTAATGAGGATACATTGGATGGATTTGATTTAGCGGAGTTTGGTCCTAAATAACATAGTAAGAAGAAGAATTAACTTTGCATAAAATTTAATCAAATGGAAATAAAAGTTAGAGCCCTTGATGGCATTGAAGCTAAATCAACTCAAGAAATAGAAAAGGAGCTTTTAGATAAGCACGAAAAGGAGAGTAAACCTAAAGTGGTAAAAGAACCTGAAAAAGTTGATGAGCCGAAAGAGTTTGATGAAGGGGATGTTCTTTCATTTATTAATAAAAGATACAACAAGGAGATAAACTCTGTGGATGACTTGTTTCAACAAGTTGAAACTAACGAGGACCTCCCTGAAGATGTCTCTACGTACTTTAAGTACAAGAAAGAGACGGGTCGTGGCTTAGATGACTTTGTTCGTTTGAATAAAGATTACGACAGTCTAAGTGATGAACAAGTTCTGACTGAATATTATCTAGACACTGAAGAGGGTTTTGATAAAGATGATGTTTCTGATATGATCGAAGATAAGTTCTCGTTTGATGAGGAATTGGATGATGAATCAGACATTAAGAAGATTAAGTTAGAAAAGAAAAGAGAACTTGCTAAAGCTAAAAAGCATCTTAACCAGATTAAGGAAAAATACAGCGCACCTCTTGAGTCAAGGGGATTAGATGTACCTAAGGAGGATAAAGAGGCTTACGAGGCTTACAAGAAATATGTATCTGAATCGTCAACAGTTCAGGAGCAGAACAAGAGAAGTGCTGAATGGTTTAATAAAGAAACCAGTAAAGTATTCAATGATGAATTTAAAGGTTTTAAGTTCAAGGTCAATGATAACGATATAAGCTTTTCACCCGGTGATGCAAATGAGTTGAAGTCAAAACAGTCTGATATTATGAACTTTATTTCGAAGTTCACTAATGAAGAGGGGATGATGTCTGACGCAAATGGATACCACAAGGCTTTGTCTGTAGCGATGAACCCTGACAAGTTTGCTAAGTTCTTTTATGAACAAGGTATGGCAGACGCAGTTGAAGATCAATCTAAGAAATCCAAGAATATAAACATGGATGTTCGAGGTGCTAATCAACTAAATGTTAAGTCAGGATTTAAAGCTCGTGCAATGTCAAGTAGTTCAGTAAATGGACTAAAGATAAAAAGTATAAAACGAACTTAAAAAATAAAGAAAATGGCTGTATTAACAACCCCCGGATTTGCGTTACAACCTAGCTCACAGCAGGTTGCCTTATCCACAAATTATTTAACTGATTTTAATTTTTTAGATCAGTATTTGCCAGACCTCAAGCAAGATGAATTTGAGCGTTATGGTAACCGAAGCATTGCTTCATTTTTACGAATGGTTAGCGCAGAGATGCCAACCAACTCTGACCTTATTAAGTGGTCTGAGCAAGGTAGGTTACACATTAAGTACACTAACTGTACTTCTGCTGCTGCTGCTGCTGCTGACACTGCTGTTTGGACTATCAATGATGCCCTTAATCCTGCTAATCAAGGATCTATCGCTTTACGAGTTGGTCAAACTGTTATGATTTCAGATAAGACTGCTGGATCTAACCTTAATAACAAGGCTATTATTACTGCTGTTGATACTGCAAATAAAACTATTACTGTAGGTTATTACGAAGCTGCTGGTCAAGGTGTTGCTGCTGGTGTAGTTTGTGATTTGTTTATTTATGGATCTGAGTTTGCTAAAGGTACTAATGGAATGCAAGGTTCTTTAGAATCTGATCCTGACATTTATGACAATAAGCCTATCATTATTAAAGAAAATTATACGGTTTCAGGATCTGACATGGCTCAGATTGGATGGATTGAGGTAGATACTGACCAAGGTACAGGATACTTGTGGTACTTAAAATCTCAGAGTGAGACTCGTATGCGTTTTGAGGATTACCTAGAAACTTCTATGATTGAAGCTGTACCTGCGGAGGCTGCTTCAGGAGCTAGTGATTACTTGCAAGGTGTTGGAGTTGGAGCTGGTGTTGCTAATAAAAGTGGATCGGAAGGTTTATTCTATGTTGTAAATGACCGTGGAAACGTGTTCGGAGGTGGTAACCCAACTAGTTTATCTGACTTTGATACTGTTATCCAACGTTTAGATAAGCAGGGTGCTATTGAGGAGAATGCAATATTCTTGAATCGTCAATTTGGTTTTGATGTCGATGATATGTTAGCTACTCAAAACTCTTACGGAGCTGGAGGTACTTCATATGGATTGTTTGACAATGACGAGCAGATGGCTCTTAATTTAGGATTTACAGGATTCCGTAGAGGTTATGACTTCTATAAGAGTGACTGGAAATACTTAAACGACCCAACAATGCGTGGAGGTGTTACAGGTGGAGCTATCAATGGGATTCTTGTTCCTGCCGGTTCAACAACCGTGTATGACCAAGTTCTTGGAAAGAATGCTACAAGACCATTCCTACACGTTCGTTACCGAGCTTCAGAAACTGAGGATCGTAAATATAAGACTTGGATCACTGGATCTGCTGGAGGTGCTGCTACAACTGACCTTGATGCGATGCAGGTGAATTTCTTATCTGAGCGTGCATTATGTACGTTAGGAGCGAATAACTTCTTCTTGTTTACTAGCTAGGAGAGTTAGAATATAAAAAGGGGGTCTTTCGGGGCTCCCTTATTTTTAAGTTTAATTAAAATCAAATGAAAAAAAATAAAGTATTAAAGGCGAAAGCCTACAAACTAAAGGGCAACTTCAAGCCCCTTACTTATATGTTGCCATCAAGGCATACATCAAGATCACCGTTATTACACTTTGACGGAACTTCTAATAGACCTCTACGTTACGCTAAAAACCAAAAGTCACCTTTCGAGGATGAGCAGGATGGTAATGTTGTATTAGAGCCTATTATTTTTGAGGACGGCATGCTTGCTGTTCCAAAGGAGAACCCTGTACTTCAGGAGTTTCTTTATCTTCACCCACAGAGGGATATGGTATTTGAGGAAATTGACAACGAAAGAGACGCTCAAGAAGATTTAGAAATAATCAACTATGAGGTTGATGCTCTTATTGCTGCGAAAGAATGTGGTATTGACACTATGGAAATTATGTGTCGTGTGTTAATAGGTTCTAACCCGGAGAAACTTTCTACTGCTGAGTTGAAGAGGGATATTCTCTTGTATGCTCGTAATTACCCTGAAGAGTTTTTGGATGCATTGAATGACCCTATGGTTAAACTGCAAAACTTAGTAGCTAAGTGTTTTGAACAGAACAAGTTAGGTTTAAGAAACAAAGGAAAAGACGTTTACTTTAATTTAAAGTCTAATAAGACTAAGCTGTTGACTGTTCCTTTTGGAGAGAACCCTCAATATATTGTGGCTTCATACCTGAATAGTGATGATGGTTTAGAAACTTACAAATTATTAGATAAAGTAATTAATGAGTAGAGATATTTAATTATATTTGTATTCATGTTTCTTCAATATTAAACCGGCACTTTACAGCTCTTAAGTGTCGGTTTTTTTTTATTCGTAACTTTGCTTTTTTAACCCATAAATTTTTAAAACATGGTGAAATATTTAAGAATTGATACTGGAAGTGATTCTCCAGACATCAATCAAGTACCTATAGGTACTGGAGTTTTTGTTAAACATAATAGTGCTACTCAGATTGATTTAGTGAATATGAGTAACTTAAACAGTTTTAATGAATCTGGAGATGCTGCTGATATATCTCGTATTCCGGTAATGAGAGTTACTGGTACGGGGTTTACTTCTGCAACATTATTTAAAATTCATGAAGCTATAGAAGAAGCTCTTACAACTAGTTGGCATAAATCAATTGTTGATTTAGAATTAGTTCCGGGAGAAGTTGTTAGTGCTATCTCTGTTGTCAATGAAGTTATTTCTAAACCAGCAGCAAAATAATTAAGAAGATGATAAAATATTTACGTTTTAAAACGACAGACTCAGGCAACCCTACAGTTTTAATGCCTGTGGGAGGTGGTATTTATGCTCAGAGACATAATAATACTACTCAATACTTAGTTCCTTATGACAATCCTAATTATCAATACAAGATTGTAAATACAGGTCTTAATGAATCGACTGATCCAAAATTAACTATAGCTATAAATTCAGCATTAGCTAATGCGTCTAGCACTATGTGGAAAGAGCCTATATCAGATGTTGTTAACCCTGTTGGGATTACAATATCTAGTATAACTCTTCAGGATGCAACTGATACTCTCTAATACATTTAATTAATGAAGGGGCTCATTGAAAAATCGAGCCCTTTTTTTTTGTGTATCTTTGTAAAAAATTTACACAATGATCAACGAGGTACGTAATACTGTACTTGCTATTATAAATAAAAACAACTACGGATACATATCTCCTGCTGATTTTAATTTATATGCAGAACAAGCTCAGTTGGATATATTTGAGGATTACTTTTATAACTATAATAGTCAAGTAAATAAAGAAAACTCTAGGCAGTCTGGAACAGGGCTTGCTGATATTAAAAAGGGTTTAGAAGAGGTGCTTGATAGTTTTTCTGTATTTGGTTCACTAACTCAAATATCTTCAAATACTTATAATCTACCCTCTGATTATTACTTAGTTCAAGACTTAATATACGGTAATAAGATTATAGAAAGGGTATCTAATAACAAGATAAGATTACTTCTTAACTCGAACTTAACCTCACCTACAAAGGGGTTTCCTGCTTACACGCTTAGTGGTGCTACATCTACAGAACTTGGAAACACTGTTACTATACATCCGTCTACTATTAATGGTGCTAATGATGTTAGTGTTCAGTACATTAGGTATCCATTAACTCCTAAGTGGACGTTTCAATCTCTCTTAGGAGGTGAACCTATATTTGATCAAAACCAATCTGACTATCAAGACTTTGAACTTCCGTTAAGCGATAGCATAAACATAGTTCAAAAAATATTGCAGTACGCAGGTTTATCTATACGTGAAGGGGATGTGTATACTTATGCTCAGAATGAACAAGTAGAGCAACAAAACGAAGAGAATTAATATGTCATATATAACAGCATATCAGTATTATGAAAATGGAGGTAACGCTCCTGAGAACGAAAACTGGGGATCATACCAGTATGTATCTCTTCCAGATATTGTAAACAACTTCATGTTGATGTATCAAGGTAACCATGAGTTGATCAATAACTTGAATAGGTATCAGGTTCTTTTTTATGCAAAGAGAGGTATACAAGAGCTTAATTATGATGCATTTAAAGAAATTAAAATACTACAGCTTGATGTTTCAAGTAATTTAAGATTTATATTACCACAGGATTATGTAAATTGGGTCAGGTTAAGCCATTACAAGAATGGTGTTCTTTTTCCTATGACTGAGAATTTTCAAACCAACTATAGTGGAGCGTATCTTCAAGATAATAGTGCTAATATTTTATTTGATGAGGATGGTCAAATACTTAAACCTCAGAACTCTAAGTTAGACTTAGATAGAATAACTAGTCAAACAAAAACTTTGTATTTAAATACAGATAATCAATTTGATGGTGAGTTAGGTTATTTTTATGACGGTCTTTGGTACTTCGATTATGCTATAGGAGCTAGGTATGGTTTAAATACTGAGACTGCTAATAGGAATAAAGTGTTTAAAATAGATAATAAAGGGGGTGTTATAAACTTCAACTCTGATATGTCTGGGGAGTCTTGTATCCTTGAGTATGTTTCTGATGGTATGGAAACAACTTATGATTCAGCTACATCATCTCAAGTTGTTAATGATGATAAGATAACTGTAAATAAACTGTTTGAAGATTATATATATGCGTTCATTCGTTATTCTATTTTGAATAACCGACTTGGTGTTCAAGAGTATGTGGTTCGGAGAGCTCAAAAGGATAAATCATCACTACTTAGAAATGCTAAGATTAGATTGAGTAATATACATCCGGGTAAGCTGTTAATGACTATGAGAGGTCAGGATAAGATTATAAAGTAAATGAAGTTACAAAGGAATTTTATTAGGGGTGTAATGAATAAGGGTGTGGATGAAAGAATCCTGCCTAAAGGTGAATACATAGATGCCTTAAATATAAGTGTAAATTCAACTAATGGAGGACAAAATGGTCCTGCTAAAAATATAAAAGGTAACACACTTCTAACTCCAAGTATAAAGTATCAGGGGTCTGATATTACAAACGGTAGATGTATTGGTGCTTTTGCTGATGATGTAAATGAGACTATATACTGGTTTATAACTGCTGATGAGGGTGATTTGATAGTATCATATGACACTAAGTCAGATATACTTAAATACCATGTAGAGGGTGATTTGAGTTTTGATAAGCAATATTTAGTAACAGCAGTTGATAAGATTGATGACTTATTGTTTTTCACTGATAACTTAAATCCACCTAAAAGGATAGATGTAACAAAGTCATACATAAATCCAAGTATAGAGGAGTTATTAGTTATAGTTAAACCACCAAATAGTGCTCCTACTGTTGAGTTGGCAACTGTTCCAAATCAAGAGAACTACTTGGAGGATAGGTTTGTTTCTTTTGCTTACCGATGGAAATATGAGGGTAATGAATATAGTTCTTTATCCCCTTTTTCAGATGTTGCTTTCCAGCCTGAGAGTTTTTCTTTTGATTCAGGTAAAGCTGAGAATGGTGGTATGAGGAACCAATACAATTCTTGTAATGTCACATTCAACACTGGAAGTTCTTTAGTTAAAGGTGTAGACCTTTGTTTCAAACTTGCTGATGGAGGTA